ACAGCTGCCTATTGAAAACATTAAAGGTTTAAGAAAAGAAAAGGACTACTATCCTAGAGACTTTGAAGGAATAACGCAACGGATAAACAATTTAGATCACGTTGATTTATCGGAAGGACAATGGTATATACTAACGAGAACAATATCAAGACTTAATACTATAAAGGATGAATTAAGAGAGCGTAATTTGTATTATCAAAGTAATAAAGGCAAGAGTTTTGCAGTCAGATTATATAATGCATCTGTTAATTACAACTCATGGTGTAGGGGTAAAATTTTAGATGAAAAAGAAATTAAAGATATTACGGAATACACAGGTGTTGAAATAGATAAATGGAATCCAGAGATCGATTGGTTCGAAGCATTTAAAGAAACAAATTTTGATGAAAGAGAATACATAAAAAATATGATTGATAATGGTGAAGACTTGGATCAACCGGCAAGAATATGGGTATCTACTATTCATGCAATTAAAGGTGGAGAAAAAGATAATGTTATTTTGTGTTTAGATTTAGGACACAAAATTAAAAAAGCTATTAAGAAAAGTGAAGAGAAAGCAGATGAAGAACATAGAGTCTGGTACGTAGGAATTACAAGGGCAAGAAACAACTTGTATAAATTAAAGGCAAAAACAAAAAGCAACGAGTATAAAATAGGAGCAAACAATGAGTAAAGTAAAAATATCAAGTATGGATAAAATAGAAAACAGCGATAATTATTTCGTAGTCTATCATGTGAATAAAGATGTATTCACTTATTCAGGAACCAAAGAAGAAATAGATAAAGAACTTGAAAAAAAAGGATATGTAAATGACGAACAAAAAAATGTTTGATGATGTATTTCCACAAGATAAGCAGATAGGCGGGAGTCACTACAAAGACTTTCACATTCAACCTTATGAATTTATTTCTAAGAACGACTTGAGTTTCTTTCAAGGAAACGTTATAAAGTATGTGTGTCGTTATATGAATAAAAACGGCATAGAAGATCTAGAAAAAATAATTCATTATTGTGAATTAGAAATTAAAAAGATGAAAGACATGGGTAAGAAAAAATAATGAATACATATACAGAAATTTTTGGTTTATTAATTATGACAATATTTATTTTTGGGTTAATATAATGTTGATACCAACTACAGAGTGGGTTGCTCCTACAGAGTTTCCTGATTTAAGAAAAGCAGATGAGATAGCAATCGACTTAGAAACAAGAGATCCAGATTTAAAGACTCTGGGCTCAGGGTCCATCGTAGGTCGAGGTGAGGTTGTAGGCATTGCAGTAGCTGTAGATGGTTGGAAAGGTTATTTTCCAATAGCACATGGAGAAGGTCCAAACATGGATCGTAAAAAAGTTATTGAGTGGTTTAGAGATATTTGTGCGTGTCCAGCAACTAAAATTTTTCACAACGCAATGTACGACGTATGTTGGATTAGAAATTTAGGTATAAAAATCAATGGTTTAATTATAGATACCATGATCGCAGCATCTATTATTGATGAGAATAGATACAATTATACACTGAATGCATTGTCATGGGTTTATTTAAATCAAGGGAAGAACGAAGCATTATTAAATCAAGCAGCTAAAGAAAGAGGATTAGATCCTAAAGCAGATATGTGGAAGCTACCGGCAATAGAAGTTGGAGCATACGCAGAAAAAGATGCAGAACTAACTTTAAAACTTTGGGGACATTTAAAAAAAATAATTATTGAAGATGATCTTCAAGATATATTTAATCTTGAGACAGATCTGTTTCCTTGTTTAGTTGATATGCGCTTCCTAGGGGTGCGGGTAGACGTGTCCAAAGCCAATCAATTGAAAACAGCACTGGCAATAAAAGAACAAAACCTATTACAACAAATAAAAATAGAAACAGGAGTAGAACCTCAGATATGGGCTGCAAGAAGTATTGCAGAAGTTTTTGAAAAACTGAAGCTACCTTATACCCGTACTGATAAGACCGACTCCCCTTCATTTACTAAAAATTTTATTTCTAAACATGATCATCCTGTAGTTCGTATGATAGCAGAAGCTAGAAAAATAAACAAGGTTAGTACAACATTTATTGATACTATTTTGAGTCATGAACATAATGGTAGAATTCATGCAGATATTAATCAAATACGTTCAGATGATGGCGGTACAGTTACAGGAAGATTTAGTTATGCGAATCCAAACCTACAACAGATTCCAGCACGTGATCCGGAAACAGGTCCTTTGATTAGATCTTTATTCATACCAGAAGAAAATTGTAAGTGGGGAACTTTTGATTACTCACAACAAGAACCAAGATTAGTTGCACACTATGCATTAAGATTTAATTATGACACAGCACAGATCATAGCAGATTCATATGAGAATGATCCTTCAACAGACTTTCATCAAATTGTAGCGCACATGGCAGAGATAGATCGTAAGGAAGCAAAAACAATTAACTTAGGTTTGTTTTATGGAATGGGTAAAGCAAAATTACAAAATGAATTAAATGTTACAAAAGAAAAAGCAGATGAACTTTTTAATATTTATCACAATAGGGTTCCTTTTGTTAAGCAATTAATGAATGGAGTAATGAATGCAGCGCAAGCAAGAGGACAAATAAAAACATTACTAGGCAGACGTTGTAGGTTTCCTAAATACGAACCAGTATTAAGAGGTAGTGATTGGGGTACTTATGTACCAGCAGAAGATCACGAACGAATGGAAGAACTAAGAGCAATGGGTCCATACATAAAAGACTTTGAAGATAACATTGTCAAAGATAAAAAAGGTAATCCTAAAAAGAATTACTGGCATGGTAATCCAACACGTAGAGCTTTTACATACAAAGCTTTAAATAAACTTATTCAAGGATCAGCTGCAGATATGACTAAGAAAGCTATGGTAGACCTATATAAAGAAGGTTTATTAGCACATATACAAATACATGATGAACTTGACTTTTCTATTGAATCAGATGCTCAAGCTGATAAAATAAAACAAATAATGGAACATGCAGTAGAACTAAAAGTTCCTAATAAGGTTGATTATGAATCTGGTCCTAACTGGGGCGAAATTAAATAATATGAGGAACTATGGCTTATTTGAATGCAGATATACCACCAATCTATTGCAAGATAAGGAAGGAGTATCTTTATGACTTTACCGGACATCATGGAGAAAGCGAAGACTGCGTGGTCTTCGGGTTGGCAAGCATTAGTGGGAAGGCGCTCTTATTTCATGCGATGTTACCGAATGGTGCGGTCTTTTATAGACTGCCTATCAGCGCGTTTTTCCAAGAACGTTTTTCTAGATCCGAAGTGCCAGATATGTCAGTCGACGAATTACAATTGTGGAATTGTTTTAGTTATTATCCTAGCGTGCATTGTTTTAGTTGGTTGGATCGAGTAGACGGAAAATTTTTAGGAAAAGATAAAAAATTCTACAAAGGTCAATACTTATTTACGGTTGACTGGGCACATCCAGAGTCTAATATATTAAACACGGAACATTCAGAAATTCCGCAAGAACATAAGTGCGCTCATATTATTGCACTTGAAAACGGCAACTATGCTGCACAGCCAAATAACAGAATCATTTGGCATATAAATAGTTACACAACTAAAAACGATTGGCCGGATTATAAAGTACAAACTACAGTCTGGGACGTCGAAGCAGGTGAATGGGTAACAGAAGATTCTGACAAAATGTTTTATGATATTGAGGAGGATAAGGAATGAGTTTAAATAAAAAATATTGTAGTGCATGTAATCATAGATGTCATTGTGTTGGCGAAGGTTACTTTGTAAACGTAGACAAATGTGATGTATGTATTTGTGAAAGATGCGACTGCCAACCTTTAATATTAGGTGCCAAAACTAAAAAGACTTTATGGCAAAAGATTAAGGGGTGGTTATTCTAATGGAGATTGCCAGGATGGATTACAGATTTACTGCAATACTAATTATTTTATTATGCCTCATGGCATTTTTTGGAGGGCCTGTAAGATGAGAAAACAATGTAAACAATGCGAAGAAGCGTTTGATGCAAAAGATCAATTCGATATTTTTTGCAGCAAGGAATGTAAGGAAGAAGCATTAGCAGAATTAGATTCCGATTCTGATGAGTGTCTATCATGTCAATAAAAATAAATGAAAACACAAGTATCGGTCTCCCATTAAGAAACTTAATAGGTTTGATCGCAGCCATAATTGTTGGCGCGTGGTTTGCCTTCGGTGTGATTGAAAGACTCAATAGATTAGAAACTAAAAATCAATTGTTTGAAAAAGATTTACTTGAAGCAAGTAAACAAACTCCCATAGATCAGGAGCAGTTCATGCTTCTCGAACATATAGCAGAAGGATTAGAAAAATTAACTATAAGAGTTGATGGTATGATGAACAATAGAGTTAATATTGAACGACTACAAATGGATGTAGAACGATTAAGAATAGATACAGAAAAATTAAAAGATAGCGTTAGAGCTAATATTGGAAAATTAAACGGAGATCACTAATGGTAAAAAATAATTCATCAACAGAAACAGAGATAACAAAAGGTGCAACAAGTAATAAAAACTCTGCGTCAGCAGGAGTTAGTGCAGGGGCTAATGCAGAAGCCAGTTCTAAAAGAGGTTTAGGAAATGGTACAACAGGAGAAACAAAAGCAGAAACTCATGTTGTTGCCGAAGCAGGTGTAAGTGCTGAAGCTAAAAATGGTAATGCTAAATTTGAAGCAGGTACTAAAGTAGAAGCAGGTGCAACTGCTACTGCAGGTACATCAACTAATATTGGTAATGGTGTATCAGCAGATACAGAAGTTCATGCAGGAACTAAAACATATTCAGACATTGGAGTATCTGGACAAATAGGTACTAATGGTGTTAAGGGTGAAGCAGGTGCTATCGCAGGTGCTAAAGCAGAAGTTGGAACTTCAGCTACTATTGGTAATGATAGAAACAATGCATCGCTTGGTGCTGCAGTTTCTGTTGGTCCACAAATAGGAGCAAAAGTTGGAGGAGGTGCAACAGTTGAGGATGGTAAATTAACTGTAGGTGCTGATGTTAAATTAGCATTGGGAGTTGGTGTATCTATTAGTCCAAGTATAACAGTTGATACAAGACCAGTAATGAATCCAATTAGAAATCATGTAGTTGCTCCTG